GGTATATGACTCAATTATACTGAACCTAGAAGTACTAACCATATGAAAAAGATTAGCTTGTACATTAGCTGAATTGAAGTTCTCACATGCTTTACGAACCTCATTACTGTTGTAGGTATCACTATGAGCGTCTACAACATCTGGTTCAAGTACTACGTACAACGCTTGCTTTAGTAATTCATCTTTAGTTTTTACAACCTGGATATTCGAGTACACCGATTTGTCATCTGAATCAAAATCATCTGAGCTTTTTACTTCATGCTTAATAAAGTTCACCGATTTAAGAATATTATTACTCCAGTTCAAACCTGCTTGACCACCGAGCAAGTACCACTGTATAATCTTCTCGTCTGGGCCAGAATCTGTTGCTTTTTTCCTAAAATCTACCTTTTGTATAGTATTTCTGGTATGATAGCTTTTCTTGATGAAGTCTAAGGGTACTGTATTTTTTTTCAGTATTTCAGATACGGATTCAGAAAGACCTTGTGTCACGCCGCGAAGTGCAGTATCTCTGGGGTACTTCTTCATTAGAGCAATACCTCTTTCGATATTGCTTCGGATCGTCAAGGTAGGAGAGTAAGTATTCATTTTTTAACCTTACAACTACTTATGTTGTTATTATAACACATGAACAATATATATTCAAGTAAAAGACAGAAAGATATGCAGAAAAAAACAGAAACAAAACTCAGAATTGAGATTTACCCTCTTAAATTAAATTCTAAATTCAATTATTATTCTTTTGACTTCATATGGGGGTCAGGAGATACATGGAAACCTCAAGGGTTCGAGAATCAACCTTGTATTAAACTCAGGAACATTTATGATTTAATTCTTGAGTTTGTCAACAACACTGAACTGAGAGAAATCACTATAAAGACTCAATGTACTGAGTTCAAGGAATTCGTGAAATCCATGAAAATTCACAGAGTCAACGAAGGAGTTCTACTAAATGTTGTATCCTAGATTCTTGAATTACTATTTCAGAGCAATAGCAGCCGTTCTGCTTAGTAATTTACGGATGATATACCCTCCAAAAGTATCTTTATCAGTCAAAGATGATATTGGATAGTTCATAACATCTGAAGCTGAACCAGATGAACCTGTGTTGATTACCTGAGCTTGCACAGGTACTACATATGCTACATTTACTTGGTAGTTACCGATTGTACGAACCACAGGGGTTCCACCACCTTCTACGAAAAGATTACCATCTAGTATCAAGTCGTGGTTGGACTCCTGTGGTCTGACTCTCCAATTGTTTATCAAGAAAATGTAAGGTGGTATACTAATTGAACCTTGTAAAGGGTCACCCCCTGTTTGTTTCAGAGCGGGTAACCATTTTGCATTATCTGATGTAGCAACCCAATCAACCCAAGCTATCCATATCTGAGAAGCTGTAACGGAGTTACTGTCTAGAATTATTCTTTTGTTAGCAGGGTCGAATGTTATTGGCATTTTAAGTTCTCATTTGTGTTAAACGTAAACTCTGTCAAGTTCAGCAACTAGACTGAATGACATGTTTTTGGTTCTAGTCAATGAACCTGTAGCTATTGCGAATTTTCCACCACCAGGTTTTATACCTATGATAGTAACAGCCTTATCTGTACCTGCTGTACCACCTGCTGTTGACCCATCGTAATCAAAAGTAAATGATACTGTACTACCTGAGATAGTACCAGTGATAGGGTTACCTGAGTTATCCAATACAGTGATAGCACCAGATTCACCATAATCGTTACCTGCACCGGGTGGTGAAGTATACATCATACGATAAGCAGATCCTGCACCAATCAAAGGTGCATTGAAGGATATTACACCAGCAGCAACATAAGGGTTAGTTCTGTTTACACCATTTTGATCTTTGAAAACTACTCTGTTTGAATCAGCATTTTGAATGTTATCAATGTATACACCAGTAGTAGTCTCTAGGTTATCACCTACAAAATTCATCAGAAGTTCTGCTGTTTTACCAGTAACAACCCCAGCAGTACCTGATGTGTTAATATCTGTAGCCTGTCTAAGTAAAAACTGTACTTTAGTATAGATTTGTTCTAATGTAGCACCATTACCTTGTACAATTACCCTAAAAGGGTATCCTGTTCCACCAATAACTCTAGTCTGGTTTGCGCTGTAATACGAAACAGTAATACCAGAATACGGAGCACCTGACATAGCAGCATCATTAGCTTGAATCTTCAGATCGTCCTCATTGGACAACAACAAATTCACAATATAAGCACCTGTGGCTGTTTTACCAGTATCAGCAAGGACTGAATCTTTGTACTTTTTGGAGTATTCTCGGACGTAACCTTTGAAATAACTCCTGTTATCGAAGTTACCATTTGTACTATCTCCAAATACTTGAACACCAGAGTTCACCTGATCGGTGAACGTGAAATTAGTACTCGAACCAGATGAAACACGTTGGTAATACAACTGAGCTGCACTGGAAACTGTACCTAGACCTGTAATATTTACATATTGCCTATTCAATTGACCTGACGCATCGTATTCAGACCACCCACCATCTCTGAGCATATTTCTAGTGGTATCATCTGCAAATACCCAACCACTGAAAGTACTACCATCAGTACCAATCTGAAATTGACCAGACAGAGCATCTATACCGTATACAGGCATCGGTGAATCTTGATATGTACTCGTAGCCCATAAGTCCTGTAATTTAGAATACAAGGCCTGCCAAGTTACACCATCTTTAGCAATCAACCCGTTCGTAGTTGAACCGTCTACAGATGCTATGAGAGTAATAGTCCTAGAGGGTTCATTGATTGTTAAGTTAGTACCTATTATAAGTTGAGTTCTACTCGTTAGTTTAGCCATGTTACACCTTATGCACTGTAGACTCTATCTAATTCTTGAGTCATCGGGATTGAAGAATTCAAAGAAGATAAACTATAATTTCTTTGGTATTTTGGTTTATAACCGGGTTTTATTACACCTATATCGACTGATTGTAAAGTTTCGTAGATATAATTATAAATACTTCCTGAAATCGAATCAGCAGATTCTAAGATATTACTAGTACCAGCTTGCAGGATTACTACATCTGAACCAGGGATTAAATTGGTCAATGACAGAGTTACAATATCTAAAGGATAAGTTTGATTTTGATCTGTAGAAGTAGTTGTTGTCGGAATTGAGATGTTAGTCAATAGATTACCAGCATTAGCTACTGTAGTGGTAACTCTGATTTTCAATCTTACACCTGAAGTATTCGTAATTGAACCTGCACTTGTAAAATTACTAGCATTCGCTGTTAACCAAGTTCCATTGTAACCTGTGCCTTTATCATACTGGAACTCAAATAACATATTACCTATGTTAGTTCCGGTCAAAGTAGGCGCTAGGTTAGCCAGTGTCAAGTGACCTTTAGCAAAATAAGGCATTTCCCAAGTTACCCGATCGTTCAGATTAGCCAGAACTAAAGAACCTGTCGAATTGAATTTAGGACTACCACTTGTTATACTACATTGAGCACTGGAAGACGTAGTAGGTTCGTTACACAATACTGTGATTTTACCTACTGTACTGGACGTGAAATAATCTGCAAAATGTGATCCATATACTGCCGTCTGACCAGTAGTACTAGAAAGTAACTTAGCGTTTTTTACTGTAGTATTCAAAGCAGAGACTGCCGACGTATCAGCGTAATCAGCAGCTAAAGATTCTATAGTTATGTTGTTATCGTTGTTCAATGTAGTCCATGCACCTACTCTGGTATTCTGAACATAACATCTCTGTATCAACCCTATATCATTGTTACCTGCTGTATTAAATATTACACCTGACGCATTTGCTGAACCTAAATTCAAAGGAGACAAAGCTGAACCAATATTTCTTAATTTCCAATTATATGAAGCACTGAAATTACACAACCCATTGTAAGGGTGGACGTTGGTTAATCCAGCAAAAGTAAAACCGTTTACATCACAATCAGAAGATGATAAAGTGATTTCTATACCATAATGTGGATTAGCAGTCGTAGTAGTACCTGTGAAATTATCTGCGTACTTTGTATCTATTATCTTAGATGACCTATCAGCTACATGAAGTTGTCTACCACCTATAATTAGATTGTTCAACCAAGTACAAGAATTATTTTGAGTACAACTCCAAGTTCCTGTTGTAGCATTACCTCTGTTCAAGAGTGTAATCATGGTATTGTTTTGAACAGTTACATTTTTATTGTAATTAAATACACCTACGTATTGACCAGTAGTAGCTATGGAAAATTTAGCAAATTTAGAATTCTGGATGTTCCCACCTGCGAAATTGGATACAAAATTTAAAGGTGAAACACTTGTCTGAGATTGCGTAGGGCTTACACATACGTTGTTTATGTTCAAAGCTGATGCACATTCCTGAATAACTAAAGTATCGTTGATTGCTGAATCAACAAAATCAGATCTGAACGCTTGAATTATATTGCAGTACCATTGTATTACTGACTTGTTCACTACAATGTCACCTGAAGATGAAGTAACAAATTCTTGTCGAGTAGTTAATGTAGCGTTAGGTACTACTCTCATACCTGAACCACCCGCTGTTCTTGTACAACAAGTAAATATTACATTAGGTATTCTCACTCTACACCCTGCGGGGGGAAGAAACCCTACGTTATTAGTGCCGTCTGAACCAATCCTGATACCACTTGTGGTTTGCCATACAATTTTACCTCTAATGTCAGTTGGGGTAGTACTTGAGTTCACCATTGAACCTACCCCATTGTATACCTCATATACACCTGAAGAAGCTGCGGTTTCGATCCATACAGCAGGGAATACCCCTGCTACTGTAGCGCAGGTCGGGCAAGCTAGCACTTGACCACGAGTACCATTGGTTGTACCTAACTCAAACCAATCACCTTGTACTTCAAATTTACCAATCCGAGGTACAGTGATCGTAGCTGTATCCGCCCCTCTGACTTCGATCCAACCTGGTACATCTGCACCTGTAGAGGAGGCTGATATTCCTGTTAACGTACCTGAAGTGAAGTTGTTCACTTTGTTCTTGATCTTGATGAACCCCGTGGCTGGCATTGCTGCACCTGAAGCTAATGGTTCGCTCAACCAGTTAGACCATACCCCTAATAGATTAGAAGTAGCAGAACCCTGGGTAATACTGGTATTGATTGTAGGGACTGTACCCGTGCCTGTGTTGAAGGCTATAACTCTGACATCTCTACCGTCTACAAGTAAAACACCACCTGTACCCGAGTAACTTACAGTGTCTAATGAACCGTTAGATGTACTTCTATTATTGCACTGATAAGAATCAGTATTTATCTTTAGAGTAGCACCGTTGGAAATCGTGTAAGTATCCAATGTAGCGTTCACAGAAGCGGATGCTAGTGTATCAAAATTAGTAGTACCTGAGTTTATTACAAAAGCAGTCATTGAAATCCCCTGGGTTTAAGAATACGTATAAGTCAGTCTGTCGTTCCAGACTTTATTAAAGTCCGCGTTCCCTGAAGCCCAAGTTTCAGTCATATCACCATCTAAAGGATTGATTTGTACTTTCTTGATTCTCCAATACGCTGCTGAGTTAACTGTCCCAGGTGTAGACTCACCTCTATAAAATTCATCATCTGTGATGAAGTCAATTCTTGTTGAATAAGGCATATCGTCCCCTGAAGTCAAAGCGCTTGATACTATGTTGGTTACACCTACGCCTACACTCTGGTAAACAGCATTCAAAGGTACAGGTTCCGTCTTGATGAACTCACCAGTGTCAAAAGTGAGCACTAAGGATCTAGATTGATCCCAGTGTGCTTTCACAAGGTATCTTGGTGAATCATCTAAGATTCCTCTATTTTTCAAGATTGCTTTTCTAGTGGATTCCTTTTGAGAATCCTGAGAATAACCTGATTTCTTGAGTTCTTGAAGTGCAATTTTATCTTCAAGGAATTTACCTATAGGCTGAACCTGTGGTTTAGGGGCTACCGAAAAAAAACCCTGTAGAGTAGCTTCAGATTCTGTTTTACCAAGCATCAACGCACCATTGGCAGCTTTTATGAACTGTTCTTGTACGTTGATTGATTTACCTGAAATAGCATCAGGTAAATTACCCTTGTTGTATCTGAAATTGTTCATGTATTATGAATTCTCTAAATTAGCTTGTGAATTATCTCTTGAACTTGGTGACTTTGCTGTGCCGTCACCTGGTGTTTTGAATCCCTCTCCTGACTTAGAACTAGGGTCATTCATTAGTTCTTTCCTGGGTTCTTCATCTTCTGGTCTAGCGTCTAAACCTACGGATTCACGTACTAAGTTCAGTAAAGGTCTGTCTACTTCAAATAAACCAACTGAAGCTATACGTTGGACGTATTTACTCAGTGATTCTAAATCGAAATTCTCAAGTCCATCATAGTCTAAAGTACAAGCTCTTGAGAAGTCCCAACCGTTCAGCTCGTATGTTTGTTTAACTAAATCCTTGTTGATTACATCACAAATCATGCTTGCCATGTTCTCAGCTTGTGCTGAGGTGACCGAGTTCTTGAACTCAGCTAAGGCAAACGAACCTGTATTACTTTGACCCATGATTAGTAGATCAGCCATTAAAGCAGTGTATATTTGATTCAAGTAGTACTGTTTAATCTTGGTTACGTCGTAGCCTTTTTTACCATCTATACTCAATAATTCAAGTTTAAATAACTCAGCTTTAGAATCGGGATCTGTGTCAGATGGTAAAAGTACTGAACTTTGACGATTCATATGTAGGTTTCTACCTGCATTCTCGTAGTAAGCTCTAGTAGCTTTTTCTGATGCACTGGCTTCACTTGATAAGTACTTTGCGGGTATCTTGAATACAGGTAGACCTACTAAGTCCTTATTTACACCTACGGCTTCAAGTTCTTCAAGTACAGTGATGTATTTCCATGAAGTATATGCATCAATCAGGGGTGATTTACCAAAAGGATCACCTCTGTGTCTACCTGTTTTGAAATGCAAGTACTTCTCTTTGGGTAATTTAATATTTATGTCTGAACCCGTATAGTAACCCATTGTGGATTTACCAGGAGATTGTTGGACACCCATTACTTCTTTACCCTGAGTGTCCATTATGAATTTGTCTATGGTTTCCTGGGTTCTGATTGGTAGTTTCTTCCAGCCTATGATGTTATCATTGTATTTGCTACCATTCTGGGGTTTTCTATATCTGTATACTTTTTCGTTTATACAAAAACCAAACAACTGGGTAGACATTACTTCAGTAATGAAATCAGACCAAGTATGATCCATGTCATGCATCATTTCATTCATGGATTTAGTCTGTTTTATCTCTTTTTTAGTAGCCCTCTCTGGGGGAATAAACTTCCACCTAGCCTTGGATACAATTAAACTGAATAATTGTAAAGCAGAAGAAATAGACGAGTGATACTGCATCTTCTTGAAAGTTTTAATTGAATTAGGGAAATTCAAATCATTCTGAAGTTCAGATGATGTCACTCCACTGAAAATAGGTAAACCAATGTGACCTAATTCACTTAGTGAGAATTCTTTTAATTTTTCTTGTGGTTGCATTGGTTATTCTTTTTGGTTTATTTTGTTATCTCAGAATTTCTAAACCCAGGGAATCTATCGGTGACTGCATCACTGTTTCTTGGGTAAAACTCATATCCGGTAGATGTAATTCTTTGTTCAATAACAAAAAAGCATCCGAACAAGTATCTACAATATCATCTTTATTCTTTGCTTCACCATTGAATATCTCAAGTTGATCGAAGAATGTTTTAATCCATTCACTCTGCACTACATGTACAAAACCCGCTTGTGCCACTGAGCTAAATGGTGCAAACCTAGTTATTTTTGATTTTACAGGTCTAGTTAATCTTACGCTGAAACCTAGTTCAGCTAATCTTCTCTGAAGATCTTTAGCGTATGCACCAGCAGCAGCGGCAGGGTCTATCGGTATACTTATAGTAGTACTTGTACCGTCTTCTCTTGCTGTATTGAATATCAGAGTTTCTACTTCATTTACTCTATCCTGAATTAACTTCACGTCTTCTACTGTATAAGTACCATTTCTGTCCTTAGACATTAAAGTACCACAAGTAAAATCTGGATTCTTATTAGCTTCAGAAGGTTTAGTAAAAGCTAAATCCCAGGCTCGAACTCTTTTACACGGTAAAGGATTAGGAATATCAACAATCGAACACCAAGATCTCTTGAAATACCCACTGGATTCCTGTCTAGCAAACCAAGAACCGTGTAATAGTCTTTCCATTTCTACACGTTCCAGGCTCATCAATTGTGAGATATAACCAGGGTTAGCTTTGAGAAGAGGGGGGTTGTCTCTACAAGTAGCTGGTAAAAAGGTAAATGAAGTAATACCTGACTCTTCACCTGTACCGTGAACTGCTTCAGCTTCTTTTCTGGTGTTGTACCATTTTAAATCACCACCAGTCCTTGCGAAGTATCTAACATGACCAGCCTTAGTCGGATCAGGAATACCCGTCAAAGGGTCTAAATAGAAATCCTGAATCCAGAGTCTTAACCAGTGATCGTACTCTGGATTACATGTTAAAAACATCTGGGGTTTGTATTTTACTTTTGCGTTGCGCATTCTGGACATTAAATATGTCACAGCTTGCTCGGAGAACTCGGTAACTTCATCAAAGGCGACAAATGAGTACTGAGCACCCTTGTGGTCGTACATGTTTTTTTCGTGCTGCATGTGTGAAAACTTCAACACTGCACCGTTGGGGAATATGATTTCATGTTCCCTGGATCTAATCCTTAGACCCTTCTTGTATATATCTGAATACACTTGTACAGCTTCAGGCCATATTGAACCAGGGTTCGTCAAATTGGCTGATGTTCTTCTGAAGATTACACCTGTAGCGTGTCTATCTTGCATGAATCTAAGAGCTACAAGAAGGAGCATGTATGTCTTACCTGAACCAGCAGAACCACCAGCTAACGTAATGTCCACGTCAGACATTAGGATATCTCTTTGTCTAGGGGATGCTGGGCCGTATACCCTAGTTTCTTCTTGTGTATTCTGCATTTCTTTTGTTTCAGGAGTCTATGATTTCTGTGGTGTACGGTAAAGAATCCTTTTTAAGTACATCCATTGCTTCACTTGGTGATTCTTTGAGTTCCTGAGAGATCATAGTGTGATTGTGTATTAGTAATTTAGAATGTAAATCCAGTACAATCTTGCTGGCACTCAATCTATCTTTATCGGAAGCACCTTGATCTTTTAGAATTCCTGATACTGCCAACAGCGCATCTGATACGTTAACACCTATTCGGTCATTGAAGCTCTGCACTTGCTTCCTTGCGCGTTTACGCTCTGTAGTCAAAGGGCTTGGTCTAGGTTTGAACAATTTAGACTCCACAGAAATCGGAATGGCTTCAGATGCTTCTGAATGGAAATTCACTTCATTTCTGGATTTAGTCATTATCAGAGATCTTGCTTCATCTAAGCTGATCGTTGTATCTTCTTCTTCATCTGTGAATTCATCCTGGTCTGATTCTTCAGAGAATTCTTGATTATTTTGCATTTGATTTCAGTCCTCTAAGTGAATCTTGGTTTTACCCGTTGGGTTTAATATATTCAGTAAATCGGGTACTGAGTCCGATTCTTCACTAAGGAGTCTATGTACTAGATCTTCCCTGGAATCAGTCGTAATATCAGTGTCTACGCAATCTTCGCAGTATTTTGATTTATTATAAGGGTTCACGAAGTAATGTTGTTTACAGAGAATGCAATCTGGCATATTATATCTAAAAAAAGAGACTCCACAATTAAGCAGAGTCTCAGGGTGTCTTGAGTATTTGTTATTATTGTTCCTTTTTACAGGGGTACTCAAGTTGTAACCTCGGGAGAGGTAGAAATATTTTATTCGGTATATATTAGCATAATAATACAAATAAATCAAGTAAAATGCTATAATTTCTCAGAATTCTGAGGTTTTCTGAGGTTTTCTGAGGTTTTCTGAGGTTTTCTGAGGTTTTCTGAGGTTTT